TGTTAAGCGAAGAAGAAAACCAAATGTTACGTGACACACAAAGGTCATTGCAAATTGGTAGATTCGCACAGGACATCAGCATCGTCACATTTATGTTCACAATTGTAATGTTAGTAAAAATCACATCAAACAGATAAAAAATGAAAATATCAGAGCACCTAGATTTGTCAGAGGTTACACGTTCAGATTCTGCAAAACGCAAAGGCATCAACAACGAGCCAACGGCGGAACATTTGGAGAATTTCAAAAAATTGGCTGAAAATGTATTTGAGCCAATCAGAAATCATTTCGGATTCCCAATTCATATTTCATCAGGTTACAGATCAAAGGCATTGAATACGGCCATAGGTGGATCACTAACATCACAGCATTGCAAAGGTGAGGCGATTGATATTGATATGGATGGATCATCAAACGGCATCACAAACAAAATGGTGTTTGATTACATTAAAGCAAACATTAAATTTGATCAGATGATTTGGGAATTTGGGAGTGACACGAATCCTGATTGGGTTCACGTTTCGTATTCATCGATCGGAAAACAAAGAGGCCAAATATTAAAGGCGGTAAAAGTAAACGGAGCCACAAAATACGTTCCATTCAAATAATGAAAAAATCCCTAATCATTTTTGCAGTTGCATTAGCATCATGCCGGCCCACAAAAATTGTCACAAATACGGAAACGATTCAACACGATTCCGTGTTTGTTGAAAAAGTAGTCACCAAATACGAAGCGGTGAACGACACAATCACCATCCAATCACCATGCGATTCCAATGGCATTTTGTTGCCATTTCAGCAACGAATTAAAGTTGGGCAAGGGGAATTGTTATTGAGCAATGTGAACGGCCAAATTAAAGCAAATTTGAAGCTAAATAAGCAAGAGAATACGGCTGAAATTAAATACGTTTATCGTAATATTTACAAAACGGTTTATAAGGAGAAAACGAAGGGATCGTCATTTTTTGATAGGTTCATTTTGTACGTTGTGGCCGGTGCATTAATCATCACCTTTGTTGGATTCAAATTGAGGCGAATTATTTTTTAACTTGCATAAAATTAAGCAGGTAAAAAATGGCATCATTAACCGGGAATTTGGTTGCGGAAACCTACAAAGCATTATTAAAAACCATTGATAATGACATCCTAACAGCAAGCGAAAAGCAAATCACAGATGGTTTTGGTGGGGGATCAAATGTTTTTATTGATTCAAATGGGTTTTTAAGAGCAAACAAATACAAGGTCACTAATGGTTTAGCAACGCAATTTTTAAAAGCGGATGGATCATTGGATGCAAATACCTATTTAACATCAATAAATAGTTCACAAATCATTGCTGCATTAGGGTTCACACCGGTCACAAATGCCCGGACATTGACAATCAATGGAACAACATATGATTTGAGTGCGAATAGAACGTGGACAATTGATGGCACATCAGCCGTGTGGGGCAATATTTCAGGCACATTAAGCAATCAAACAGATTTACAAACGGCATTAAATGCCAAATTTAATAATCCAACCGGTACAATTTCACAATATATTCGTGGTGATGGTTCATTGGCCACATTCCCGGCCATCACAGGATTTGTGCCATATACAGGGGCAACACAGGATGTTGATTTAGGAACGCATACATTGTTAGCACACGATTTGGTAATTGATCACGCAAGTTCAAGCGGAACGGCTGTTGATATTACAAAGGGCGGATCAGGTATTGCAGTTAATATAGAAAAAAGCGGATCAGGGGAAGCATTAACGGTTGTAAAATCAAGCGGTAGCGGTAACGCAGCAAGCATCACAGGCGGAACAACATTGATTTCTGAATTGCATTTGACTACAAAATTAGCAGATGCGTATATTTCATCGGCAGCAACGTGGAATGCAAAACAAAACGCATTAAATGGCACCGGATTTGTAAAGGTATCAGGAACAACCATCACATACGACAATTCAACGTATTTAACCACAGCGGATGCTGCAAGCACATACCAAAGGTTAGACAAAATGGTGTCCAATTTGCTTGCAAGTGCAACAGAATACCCAAATTCAAACGCAGTAATCAACGCATTAGCACTAAAAGCCGATGCATTGAATCCGGTGTTTACAGGGTATATGACCATTTCAGGGGCAGAACCTAAATTGTATTTCACGGACACGGATCAAAACCCTGATTATTTCATCGGTGCAGATGCCGGATTTTTTAGAATATACGACCAAACGGCCGGTGCAACACGTTTTGTGATTAATTCATCAGGTGTGACAACCATTGCAGGTGATTTAATTGTGGGAACCATTGCAAAATCAGGCGGTACAGCAACACAATTTTTAAAGGCAGATGGCTCTATTGATTCAAGTACATATGTGACATCGGCATCATTGGCCAATTATTTGTTGATTTCAACGGCAGCAAGTACATACCAACGTTTAGATAAAATGGTGTCAAATTTATTGGCTAGTGACACAGAATATCCAAATTCAAATGCAGTGTTGGCTAAATTGGCTTTAAAAGCAGATGCCGCAAATCCTGTATTTACAGGTGATATGACAATCAGCGGAATTGCACCAAAGTTGTATTTCACGGATACAGACAATAATCCGGATTACACATTATTTGTTGATTCAGGGTATTTTTATATTTATGACCAAACAGCCGGCGCAACAAAATTCCAAATAACACCATCAGGAAATGCAATAAATACCGGCACATTAACATCGGCATCGTTTATCAAATCGGGTGGTACATCAAGTCAATTTTTAATGGCTGATGGTTCGGTTTCAACAGGTGTTGCAAATAATATCACCGGATCAGGAACGGCAACAAGAATTGCATTTTTTGATGGTACAAATACAATCACAAGTTCATCCGGATTATATTGGGATAATTCAGCAGGCAGATTAGCAGTTGGGAAAAATAGTGCTGATGCACGTTTGGAGGTTTATGCAGGAACAAAAGGCCAAATCCGTGCAAATGGTGGTACAGCAATGGGCGGAGGTGTTGATATTTATACAGAATTGTCAGGCACAGGTCGTAGAAATTGGGGTATTTATACTGAGGTTCAAACACCGGGTGATATGTCATTTTTGGTTTCTGCATCGGCAGGAACAGCACCAATTTACGAGGTATTGACAATGCAAGCAACCGGAATTGGATCATACAAATACGATTTTAATGTTGTAGGTAAATTAGGGGCAGCGGATGATAAAGGATTATATTTAAGAAGTACAAACGATGTGACCCACAGGTTGTATTATAGTACAACACGTATTGGAATGATATTAGAAATCAACAATACTTTTAGTATTGATCATTACAATTCAGGTTCGCCAAATACAATATTTCAATTTTCAACAGGCGGAAATTTTTCAAACGCAGGTACAATTACATCAGCAGGTTTAATTTCAGGTCAATCTAGTATTTATCAAACAAATGCATCAGGATCAATTGCATCAAATAGATTTGAAACATACAACGGAGGGGCAACACAAATGCAATTTTTATTTCCTGCAAGTGGTTCAGTTGGATTTAATAATGGAACAGATAGATTAGTAATAAGTCAGGAAGGTAATTTATTACTTTCATCAGGTGCAACAATTTATAATTCTAGTGGTGCATTATATTTACGTTCAGGTACAAGTGGTGATTTAATTTTAGGATCAGGTGGTTCAAATGACCGGATAAGAATTGTTTCAGGTGGTAATATTGGCATAAATGGAACACCTGCGCCATATGCAAAATTAAATATATTTGATACCGGTGTTGTAATTACAAATGGAAACGCAATTGCCGGAACTAATATGAAAGGTATATTTGTTGAAAATACAAATAACGGTGATGAATCAATTGGTGTATGGTTTAGAACCGGTAGCAATCACCTTTCAGGTATTTCAGGACAACGTGATGATAATACGGCAGGATGGGGAACTGATTTACGTTTTTATACACACGAAAGGGCAACGCAAGATTTGCCATACGCAAAAGAAAGAATGAGATTGACAACAGAGGGATATTTGTTGATTGGAACACGTTCAATTTCGGGTTATCGGTTAGAGGTAAGCGGATCAGTATTGGCATCAGCATATTATGAATCATCAGATTCAAGATTAAAAAATATATCTAAAAAATATGATTCAAATAATTTTGGAGCAATAGAATTTAATTGGTTAGACAAAAAAGATTCAAAAAATCATTGGGGATATGTTGCACAGGATGTGCAAAAATGGTTGCCTGATGCGGTTAATGTTGGAAATGATGGATTCCTTTCAGTTGATTACAATCAGGCACATACATACAAGATTGCCAAAGTTGAGGATGAAATTACCACATTAAAAAAACGTGTTGCAGAATTAGAAAAACAATTAAACCTGAATTAATATGCAATGGATAAATGTGGCATCCAATCAAACGTGTTCGTGGGATAGCTTAATAAATGCCTGCAATAATGGGTATTTCCTGCAATTATTGCCTATGCCACCATCAGGTGAATCAGCAAGCCGTTGCGTGCGTAAGGAATTGATTCAATCATACATTGAAATCCAATCGGCACCATTGTCCGGTGTTCCAAACAATGAATTAGTGGTCAAAAGCCAATTGGTGGCTATTCAATACACATATTATCAATTAACACCGTGTGATGGTGGTGCAGGTGCATGGACACGTATTGCCCCAACATTAGGAATTGGACAAAGGTATATTTTGCCCGGTTTTACTAATAGATTTTTTTATTACAACGGAATTTCACAGGGGCCACAAACAAATATTCCATCGGGATACAACGGATCAATTCAAATTGTGAGTGGTTCAACGTATTGCCCATAATCAGTATATTTGCATATTAAACAACCAAATCAACATAAAATGAAAAAGAAGTACGCAGAAATCATTGTTTTGTCACGTGTATTGAGCCATTTTGCCGGTGATCAAAAAACTAAGGCACAAAAGAAATTGGCTAAAATCAACGAGAAATTGAAGCCATATTTGGATAAATACGAGGAACAGGCAGAGGAATTTCGTTTGGACAATGCATCAGTTGATAAGGATGGCAATCTAATTTTGAAAGAAAATGGAGGCTATTCGTACACAAAAGATGGATTAAAGAAATTGACTGAGAAATCAAAAGCATTAAATTTAACTGAGGTTGATTTTGAATTAATTCAAGTAATCAATCCGGATGGATTAGAAGAATTTGGATTCTTGAAAGATTGGGTTGAGGGTGTTGAGTTCACAAATATTGAAGAAGAAATAGAATTATAGATATGAAATTAATCGAACCGGTTTCCATTTGGGATAATGGCAAAACATTAAGTGCAACCATTTTGAACGCATATGCGGTCAATGTAACGTTGGGAACATCCGCAACGTTTTACTATTCATTGAGTGCTGAAAATGAGGATCAAACAATTGGTTCACAGGTTGCACAGGGTAATTTGTCAATGGTAGGTGAGGCATATGAACAATGGCAGGCGGACAATTATGCGTGGGATTGGGTTGCACAGCAATTAAATTTAACCATCATAGGCGATTATATTCCACCGGTTCCACCGGAACCAACACCGGAACCCTTATTGACGGAAATTGAATCACCTGCGGTTTAATGGCATTAGTAAACGGCACCAATGTTGTTTTGTATGAAGGCGATGTGGCATTAGGACATTCCAAAAGTGCTACAATGTCTTTGCAAATGGATATGGCCGAATTTACCAATAAAAATTCGCAAGGTTGGAAAGAAGTTTTAGCCGGTAAACGATCGGCATCATTCACGGCGGATGGTTTGATTGATTATTCAGATGCAATGAATTACAATCAATTTGTTGAAAGAATAATTACACGTGCACAGGTTCAATGGGTATTTCAAACAGCCGGGATGTTTTATTATGGTTTAGGGTATATCCAAAATGTTGAGCAGGTTTCACAGATGGAAAACGTTTCAACATATTCGGTTGATTTTAAGATTTCGGGCCGTATTTATACCGATGCACGTTTGATATGGAATCAAGTATTCACGAATTGGGAAAACTTAAATATTCAATGGCAAAATCTATAATTGATTTTGAATATATTTGCATAAATATCAGAGCATAAAAATTAAACAAAAATATGGCAACATCGGGAGTATTTAACGGCACGAACCTATTGATCAAAGTTGAGGGAACGGCCATTGCACACACGACATCATGCACATTGTCTATTTCACAGGACATTGCAGATGCAACAACAAAGGATTCAGGCGGTTGGTCTGAGGGAATCAGCGGTTTACGTTCTGGCGAAATTTCATTTGATGGTTTAGTGAACTACGCATCGGCTGCAAACGCAGAAGAATTAGTCGATTTCGTTTTGAACCGTACAATCATCACGTGTGTGTTTGGAACGGCTGCATCAGGTGACACGATTTACACAGCGGAGGGATACATTGCATCAATCGAGCAATCGGCAGAAATGGAAGCGGCGGTGACATTCTCAGGTTCAATCACATTGACAGGAGCAATCACAAAATCTGTAAATTCATAATTTACTGATTCAGAAATACATCCCCTGCATCAGTAAAATGGTGCAGGGTTTTAAAGTTTAAACACCTAATCAAACACAATGGAAGTCAATCGCAAACGTGGTTATTGTCAATTAAATATTGGCGGTAAGGATCGCACACTACATTTTTCAATGAATTTTTGGGCCGCATTCGAACAGGCATCAGGATATTCAATTTCAGAAATCGATAAGGTTTTTGGATCAGGATTGTCATTATCATTAATGCGTGCGTTGGTTTATTCCGGCTTATTAGCATACGATCAAGAGAATGGCAATGAAATTGATTACACAATTTATTCGGTCGGTGATTGGATGGAGGATGTGGATCAGTCAGCATTGACATTGCTAGTTGAAACTTTGATGCAATCCCGAATTTTAGGCAATGACCTAAATGCCGGTGTTCGTAGAAATGTTCAGAAATCCACAAAAAACCCAAAGCCGAAAAACCCCTAACGTGGGATTCAATGCTTGATTTTTACATAGGTCAGGCAGGAATACCACCGGACAATTTTTGGTGCAATACGTGGAAGGAAAATGCATTGTTGGGGGAATCATGGAGTGTTAATGTGAACCTGCATTGGGA